TTGCTCCCTAACACACGCAATGCTTCTTGCAGATCAACGGGTATTTGAATTACATCTCCTGTTGAAATGTCTGCTTCGGTTGGGCGCGCGTTAAACCATGCAATAACCCACCAATATTCGACTGCATTGTAATATTGATCTGCTAATTTATAATATCGATCTCCATATTTCCAAATATGGTTGTTGGTCTTTAATCTTGCTCGATCGGCGATCGTCGGATTTCTTAACACGGGAGTATCGTATTGTCTGATAGCTTTCACATCGTTTCTTTTCTTTCTCAAGAATTCGTAAAACTCTAACGAGTTTCTAAAAGTCTGTTCGTTTCCNTATCTAGGCATATTTCGTTATTCCTTAATTATCTTAGTGGTTTATCAGCGCCGAATTCCAAATATACATCAAAATCTTCAAATTCATCTTCGGAAAAGCTTTGGGCGCGCTTGAGATCTTCGGCGCTGAGGCCGGCGCCTTGTAATTCTTTAGCTGTTTCACGATCGGTCATTCGACTCATTTGACGAAAAGAGCGGTTATTCCTCATTGTATTAAAAAATCTTGCCATTGTTCCGTCTTTTGTTGCTTGAGCTGCAGCTGCTCTATCTGCCTCTTCGGCGCGCGCTTGATCGGCGGCAGCTGCATTATAGAGAGCCTCGCGTCCTTCTGTAGCAACATCAACATCGTTTCTGTGATCCTCTTGAGATGTTCCATAAACCGTCTTTATTTTGTCTAATTCCCCGGTTTCTCTGCCCATGTTTTCTTCGTGAATCACGCTAAAATCGATTGCTATTTCAATTAATTTTGGCAATACACCTTTTTTTGGAGCGCTCAGTGTTCCGCCGGCTTCAAAAACGCCGGCATCACCTTCGAGGTTAAAGTTAACGGTCATGCTGTTTATAACCGTAAGAGCGCCTTCCATCTCAAAATCTGGCACACCACCGGCGCCAAATAATTTCTCGTAATTATTGCTTACTTTGCCATTGGTTAATAAGTTCATCACACCAATTCTTATAAGCGGATTCTGATTTATGGTGAGAGCATTTCCTGTATGAACATAAGAAGGATATAACATCGATCTTAATTTATCAACCTTATACAAAGCCTGATAAGCTTCCGATGCGGTCGAGGAAGGAATTACAAATGAAATTGTTCCATTTCTGCTTGTTTGTTTAAAAGTGTGAATGGGATCAATACGTCCGAAAACTTGTTCGGAAGCAAAATCCGACGAAAAAGTTTCGGTATAAGAGGTAATAAATGCCTTAAAAGATACCGCGCCCTTAACGTGTATTGGATCAAAAGTTATGACCATGCCCTCATTAGCATAGCCATCTGAAATATCAACAAAGTTGTTTTGAGATATCGCGGCAGGACTTAACCTCTGAGAGTTAAATTGCTGCTTATCTTCGTCTGCATCAAAACCGCCTTCATATGCGGAGGCTGCAAAGTCTTTTGAATAGTCACTTATCATATTTTATTATTCCTCGTTATTAATGGCACGAATATAAGCTTTTCCTTTTTCGCTCTTAAGAAGTCTAACCACCTTTTGCTCAAACATGTCATTATCAAATTTAATTGTAAGTGTGCCCAAATCGCCGCCATCGGATGATTTATTAAAAAAGCTTTTGCCCTTACTCTTCTTGTCCCGATCATTGCCCAATCCTGCGCCAGCCACAGCTTTTGCGGCAAAAGTGGCTGCTTCGAAAGTCGCAGTTAATGCGATTGCTTTGGCGGTACCGATATCATCCATCGCTTTGGCGACTCTCTCTAGAGTATCCGCCAATTCCGTCATGTTGCTGTTATCCATTCCGTCCAAAGCTGTAGCAAACGTAGCCAATGCTTCTAAGTCGGCTGTTTTAATCATTGCCAGGGCCCCGGCCAAAAGGACCATAGCTCCTGCAAAAATGATCCATCCGATGGCGCCAAAGATCATCGGGAGACTAGCCAAAGCAAGGAGTGCCAGGGCGCCGGCCATTCCCGCGATGGCGCCCGGGCTGGCAACTTTAAATAATTCTTTAAAACCTAGCGCCATAAGGCCAATTCCGGCTGCTGCGATACCAATTCCGGCGCCGATCGACAACACTGCTGCTGCAAACTTCGCCAAGCCCACGGCGCCGGCACCGCCGGATTTGCCGCTCTTTTTCATTGCACCACTATTTCTGTTCTGAGTTGCGGTGTTCTTCTCAAGAGTGGCGCTCTCCACCGCTTTATCCTTTGTGAATAACTTGGTAACCCAAGAATAGGCCGTAGTTGCTGCAGATGCAACCTGCATTGCTAAAGTGAGCGCGCTAAGAATAGGGCCCGCTACCACCAATCCCAAGAAAGCATATTTTAACCAGTGAAGATTTTCAATTACATATGTCATAATACCAAAAACTAACTCAAATGTTCCTCGGATAGTATTTAATATTTCGTCGTTTTCTTTCAGACCCACTATAAAATCTCTAACTGTTAGTAGAAGCTCTTTCATCATTGGCGCCATATCTGCGATAACAGAGTTAAACAACCTTTGAAGATCGGCTGTGGCCAGGGCTTCGTCGGCCATCGTTTTATAGTCTGCGGCTGATTGTTGGGTTGCGCCCGACATTAAATCCATATTTCCAGACATCATTAGCGCAAGATCACCAACACTCTCAAGACCCATCGCATTCGCAAAGAATTGTCTTTGATAATAAGACATGTCATCAAAAGATAATCCTGTGCTCGAAATAGCGTCTTTCAACATATTAAATCTCTCGACAGGATCGGTGGTCATCATCATATCCATCGCATTGACAAAGTTGCCGCCCAATGCTGCGTTTAATTGACCGGTCATGGTTGCGGCGTCTTCGAATGTATCAAACTTGCTTGTTAAGGAAATTAGTTTATCGATCTCCATGCCGGTAAGCTTTGATACTCTTGCAAGTTCTTTAAATGATCGCGTGCCTTCTGAACCTAATTTGGCCAATGAGCCACCAACTTTAGCAAAATCGCTCGCCATTTGTTTGGGAGTGACGCCGAGAGCTTGCGCTGTTTCTGTTAATTCTGAAGCAAATGAGCTAGCTTCGTTCATGCTCATTCCAAACATCTTCATTGAGTTTTGGGCGCCTACGCCGAAATCTTGTAAGCTTACACCTTGTCTTTCAAGCATTGTGGCTGTTTGCGCCATGGTTTCTTGCTGTTGGCGAGAGGCCATTGTAAAATCCGTCACCCCTGTAATCATTTGTTCGGTAGCTGCGTAATACTCCGGAAGAGTTGTGCCGGCATCCCGCGAAAGTTGACGAGCAACATCTTCTAAAGACTCGGCATACTCTCGATTCATGCCCGTTGCGGTCATGAATTTCGAAACAGTAGCGTCAAGCTCAAAGAAAAGCTTTTTCATCTCTCCCGCGACCATCTTAATGCCCTTCAAAAGCGGGCCCATCAGTAATGAGCTTATATATTGAAAGCCGGTTGTGATGCCTCCTTCCTTAAATGCAGTACCGAGCTGCATTGTAGCTTGCACAAACTTAGAATTTACAATACTTGTCTTCTGAATTTGCGTTTTAATATTGTTGATTCTTTGTTCTTGCTTAGAAAGGCTCGCTAGTTTTTTACGAGCCATTTCAAGATCTTTTTGACCCTGTTCTGCGGTTATTTGCCCTAGTTTTATTTGCTCTGTTGTATAAGCAATTTTGTCTTTTTCAATTTGGGCAAGAGCGTTGTTCTTTAATAATCCGTTATCTAAACTTTTGCCGATGGACTCGATTGACGCATGATATTTTTTAGATGCTTCAATTTGTTCTAAGAGGAGGGCGCTTTCTTGCTTTCGAGAGTCTACTATTAGTTGAACTTTATGAGCTAGCGCATCTACAATGATCCGCTCGTCATCGGTGAGATCGCCGGTGCGCAGGAGTTCTTTATTTATTTCTTTTTGTATCTCAAGCGCTTTTTTGGCGCGCTCAAGATCTTTTTCAGAATACTTTGGGGTATCAGCCATCAATAAATCCTCAAACTATAAATAATTAGTTTTAAACAAAAAAAGCAAGGGCTAGCCTTGCTTTATGTTTGTCGGGGGCCTTTAGCTCGGCGCGGTTGATTAAACGCAGTCAATTCCTGCGATTTGCCCTTTCCTTTTGAGGCCTCTTCTACTGCTTTTTTCTCGTCCTGGAGCTGCTTCACGAGTCTCTTAACAAACCATTCGCGGAGGCCAACGGGAAGATTATATGCTTCGCTAAATGACCAGCCTCCCGCATATTTCAGAAAGAAAAACTGCTCATATACCTGTTGCATATATTCAGCGCTTAGGCCAAAAAAAGTCCGATGTAAGCGGAACCTCCAAATCGGTTTCATAACCGCATTCGTTACACGAAAAATATTGAGTTAAATCAATATCGGGTGTTACCATCGTAAAAGCCGCCCTCAAATGCTGAGCATCAAGTGACGGAACATTTTCTACAAAAAAGTTAATAGCATCAGGAGTAGTGTCTCCGTTTATTGCATGAGTGATAAGTCTGATTTGGCTTGTAACTGTGTTTTCTTCTTTGTTGCGCTTTCTTGCGTTTGAAATCTGATCTAAAAGCTTTTTCTCATCATTTCCACATAAGAGCCTGAAAGTAACTTCGAACTTAGTGCGCGGCAGAATTGTGCTAAACATGCCGCCGCCAAGATCTTTAACGCTAAGTTCTTCGCTGGCTGTACCATGTGTAATATTTGAATCATGTAGATCAAATGAATATTCTTGTGTGGATGTGCAGCTGGGGCAATTAATATTTGTTGAATAATCATTTCCATATCCGGAAATTCTGGCTGCAACCATTATTGCATTTCGATCGCCAACCAATAACGAATCAGGATTAATTCTTTTATCTACAATGATACTTTTAATCACCCTATCTAAAGCAACACCTTTTTTAAGAAGGGCTCTCGATGTTAATAAGTCTTCTTCTTTGGCTGTCATCTGCTTAATCTCGATTGTTTCTACATTATGCAAAGGATGATTTTCATTATAGAACCTACCCTGTGATGGCAGTTCTACAAACTCTGTAGGCACAACAAAAGAAAAACCGCCGGGGCTAGCCTCTGTTTGTTGTGTCATTTGCGGGGAAGGATCCGCGGCCTGAACCGTATGTTGGCCCATGCGATCACTATTTCTTGACAATATACACCTCTATGTTATCTTTATATTATACTACGTTCCGCTAGCAATGTTAAATGCTGCTTGTGAGGAATCGCCATTAAGCGCCGACTGACCTGCAGTGGTCTCAATTCGTGCCCAATCATACTTAAGAGTAACATCAAGCTGAAGCAGATCGTCAGAGCCGTACTCTAGATCTCCAAACTTAACTTCTGTAATAAATCCATTCCAAAGCGTCCATGTTTCAATGGGCACACCATCGCCGTCAAGTTGCACAATTGCTACTTGGCCGAGAGCACCGACTGCGTTGCCCTTCGAAAGAGTGCCTAAAGATGCCTCATCAACCGCATTGCCGGGGATTCGATATCCTGACTGCTCAAGAAGGCGCGCCAAAGTAATTGAAACATCGGGAACAACAGGATCGACGAGCGCCAATGTAACATCCTGCCACGTAACAGAACCAGGATAATAAAATGTATGATTTAGATACTTGTGCTCTGTGGTTGCGATCTGAAAAGATGGCTTACTTACTGTCTTGGCATACCAAAGAATGGGGCCGTTGCCGTTAGGATCGACAATGTTACTAAAACTTACTTGAAACCTAAATTTTCTTTTCGGGTCTTTTGTAGTTGACTCGTGTGCTTCTGACCAGAATGGCATATTTTGTTACTCCCTATATATTTTAAATAGTAAACGATGATTTTTTAATCATCAAAAGATGCACCCGTAGATGCGATTACGAAATCAATTGCGATAAACTCGATTGCTCTCGCGGGCTTAATCATAATCTTAGCGTACATAATATTCTGATCGATAAGATCAGGAGTAGTTGTACTCTCGTCTAAGATTAAGCGATAATCAGTAATACCGAATTGAACCTTAACATTTGCCAAGAATGGCTCGATGAGGCCCTTAAATCGGTTCCAGGTTGCCTGGACATTCTGCTCAAAGAGAACTTGAGTAGAAAGAATTGAGATCTGCTTCTTCATGTAGATAACCAATCTGCGGACGTTGATTCTATCGAGGGCGCTGCGGCGTTCCTGAAGAGTCTTCTGGCCGAACACAACAATTCCACTGGATGGGAATGATGCGATTGGATTAATTCTATTCTCATAAAGAACATCTCTATTTTTAGAGGTTAATCTCTCAGTAATATTAGTGATTGGAATTCCAGCAGCACCATCGGATAAGCCGCCGCGATTGAAACCTGCGGGGGCAAACCAAACATCTGACTTACGCTGAGAAGAACCAAAGACACCAAGCATAGCGACTGTGGGCGGAATCCAAACTAACTGGCCCGAAGCTTCATCCCGAGTCTGAACCCATGGATAGAACGTACAACCATAACTTGAATCGATTCTTCTATCGCGGAGCGCGGTTCCGGCAGCTGTCGGAGTTGTGGCAACACGCGCCGACTTAGACAATCTTTCTTCGTGTGCAGGAACATATACATTAGCCAAATCAATAAGCGCCAATGAATCTGCGCGCTCTTCACAAACATTAATCATGTGCGCGGTTAGTGCGTCTTTCGTTAATCCAGGCATTGATAGCATATTCATATCAATCTGCTCTGCGTCAGATACCGTATCAATTGCGCGCCGAATTGTACTATATGTATAACTAGCGGCGTTTGTTGAGCCAATTCCAGTATTATAGAATGGATCGGGCTTATAGATATTTACGCCGTCAAAGCCGCCCCAGAATGGCGCGGTGAAACGATTGATGTCAACATCAAGCAGATTCTTATAAGTTCTGCCTCCGGTTGCGTCATAACTCGTTTCGCCAGCTCTCGATCCGGAGCGGAAGAAATAACCATCTACAGAATCAGACTTGACAATATCATCTAATGAGAAGACATAAGCGAAGGCATCTACACCAGCCGGAGCTGTCCCGGTGGTTGGATCTGCGTTGTGCATCTCGGTTAACCATAATCTATTTGGGGCCCCAGCGCTGGCATCTGCGCGAGTGCTTGTCTGCGTTCTGGTAGAGCGCATACCGAAATATGCGTCAGTCTGATCGACAAGACCGCCATCAGATGCAGAGAGCCTAAGCTTTGTAAACGGGAACTTAAGAGTTGCCGTGAAATCTAGATTAGAGCCAGAGAGATAACCAGCTGAACCAGTAACAGCTTGATCATCTGTAGCGCCGAAAGTTCCACCAGAACCAGATGTACCAAATGGCAATGAGGTAATGTCAATATATGTGCTTTGCACCGCAGCAGAACCGGTGTGCCCGTCCCAACTAGTTACATCTGTAAACTTAGGCGGTCCATAATAGCCGAATGGAAGAAGGGTGGCGTCTGTTGCGCCCATCTCTACATCTTCATTCATATCAACATAAACATACTTGGACTGATTTGGATACTCGCCATATTGTGTAAGACGGCGAGTGGTGTCAGACCACTGATGATAAACGTCTCCGAGGCGTCTTGCGACAAAATTCGGAGAACTAGGATCTAAGGTGAGATTATCGAACCTTTCGAGAACCTGGACATTGGTATCTGTATCTTTTAGCATTCTCATAACTATAGAGAATGTACCATAATCAGTGATTCCGGGAGCTGTTGAAGCCCGAATCTTTTCAATGGAAACTTTCACATTCTTTGAAAGCCATGCGCCGTGGCCGCGGCCAACTAAACGGAAGAGCTTCTGAGCCGATTGCGGCGAATAAGATGCGGCAGCGCCAAGATCCTGGCCAACAAACCAACCGGCGCGGGCTTCTCCAAAACCTTTACCTGACATGTCCTGTGGGCCGGCAGCAGACGATCCAGAAGCGATGGGCAAGATAATTGCCTGTGCTTCGGCGCTCGTTAAGTCGGTGCCGCCACCCGTAAGGGTTCCATCAACTCCATCACGAACTGTCTGCGCGAAGCTTTCGCCAAGCCAATATCTTTTGGCAGAAGCAGTCGGGAAAAAGGCCGATGCAAGAACATTACCAAGCTGAGGGTTCGTATTAAATCTCTTTCGAATAAAATATTCGGAATCGTCATCAAAGTTAAATGCAATCTTTTCTAGGGCGCCGTCTGAGCCAGAGATAGAAACGGTATATACTCCGTTTGTATCAGAACCAATTGGCACACCAATTCCTTGATATCTCCAATCTGAGCGTGGTCCAACAGCACCGCCGCGAAGAGCACCACTTAAGAGGATCGAAGAGCCCGAATCAACATACCAAATTGCGGCCAAAGAGCCAGCATCTAAAGTTGCTGCAGTGCCCGAAGGAATAATCCACATGCCATAAGCGCCGCCATTACTGGCGACGTCAGCATTTGGATCTCTCGTTGTCTTCCAGCCGGCTTCGCCATCGGTCCCGGAAGTAGCATCTGTATGCTGCGTACCAAGAAGCCTAATATAGGTTAATGGTGCGACATTTGATCTCAGGAACGCCTTTGCGGCGTATGTTCCGTACATAGGAGACTGNATANTTTCCATCGCGATATACATCGCCACCGCCGTTTCCTGGCACTGTATCCCCATATAATTCTACGAAGTGTGAATATGACTCAACTTTAACTGGCTGCATCGCCAGACCGCGAGATGCGCGTCCGATAACCACCGGACCAATAGCATCTGCTGATTTTGGTATAAAGGAGTTATCAATCTCGTGGATAAATACTCCAGGAGATACAAATTTGAAGCTCTTTACTGACATTATGTTGTTCCTCTTTTGAAAAAAGACCTAATCGATGTCTCAATCATAAATTAAATAGTATTTTTATTCCCTAAAAGTAAGTTCCTGAAATGAAAAAATGCATTTAATGTTCAGGAACTAATCTTCAAAAAAATTAGTGTTTCCAGCTGGAACGGCAGATTCTTGTGGAAATTGATACTCCACTACGTTCTCATCTACCCTTACAATGGGCCTATCGTCGCTTTCACCTTCGCCAATTAAGTGGCCTAGCACTTTAATGGTGATCTCGCTTGTAAACATGCGCATGTCTTCCTGAAGATTATTGACATTATTACTATGAGTAAAACCTTGATCAATAAAGCCTTCGTAGAGGTGTCCATTTCTTCTTAAAAGAAATCCGTTAATTTGTCCGGTTCTGGTTATGAACGGAGTCATCAGATCATTCATCTGTTGCTGGTATTCAGTCTTAATNACAATCTTATAATCCACATTAATATAAATGGGAATGGGTATCGATAAAGATTTAACAACAACTTTCTTATTTACTCTCGGATAATACTTCTGTTTCTTAACTCCGATATTGCTGCGAAGGCCTGATGCGATCGCAAAATTCTGAGTTTTTTCTGGGACAATTTTTTGGGCGATCACCATTCTGCCGGTGCGACCATTTTTATCGATTGAGTATAGCTGAGCTTGGAAGGCGCCTTTTCTGGCTGGATCTTTAACAATTCCCGTTCTCTCTACACTTACCAAGGGAAGTTTAAGTGCGCCGGCATCGTCGCGGAGATCCTTATCCTTTTTAACTTGAAAAGATCTTTCAGGGATCTGCCAAATTACAATAGCTTTGTTAAAGCCCTCGTTGGTGTTCGTGGAAAGCTGTAGATCTTTTACCCAATCATATAAAGCGAAATCTAGATCTTCGATGGTAGAAGATAGCATTCCTATCTCTTTTAGTTTATAGTTGGCGCTTCCTGACGGCAGCATTGCAAAATCAAAATTATCAGGTAGCATCGAACAGCCCCTTTCTAGCTCTACGGCATCTTGCTGCAATTTCAAACTGTCGATCGGCTTGGCCAAACAACAACTTAGGCTCGCTCAGCTTTACAATTTCATAATAATACTCGCTATACAACACAAAATCCCCTTCACGAACATACAAGTTTTGATCTTCTTCAAGCCTTCTTTTGTGAAAATGAATATTGATCTCCCATATTTTATCAATGCCTGCGCTTTCTAAATAGTCAGTAGTAAACTCAGTAAATTCTATTAAAGCATATACACGAACGGGAGGCAAATAAGTTTTTTCGACAGCCTCCCCATACAGCGGGTGAAAGTCTGTAGTGCTCATATCAATTGGATAATATAGTATTTGTTGGCCGATGACCTTTTCAATAAGCTCATCATTAACTTGCTTTACAAGATCACGCTCTTTTTTACCAAGAAAGAGCGGAGGGGGCGGTTGTGCTGGTCTTTTCCATTCATCTGCCATAACTTATCTACCCTATAAAAATTGGTAACGGGGTTACTTTAAGAATATTTGTAGCTGCTTCGCCAAGCTCCTGATCCTGTTTCGCCAAATCAACGTATTCAACAGTATCAAGCATCTCCATTAACTTATCTCTCAATTGTTGTTGTTCATCTTTTGCTTGAGATAGCAGTTCTGAATGATTAAGCGTAACGCTTTCTCCTGGAATGGGTACCGTAGTAAACTTGCCTCGCACTTGTCCCAACATCTCTTTGCATAATGCTAACGCAAATTTACGAATCCACTGCTTACCCATTGAATTAATATTCGCGTATGGTATATTATCAAACGGAATAGTATTAATATTATTGATGCCTTCAACCCCATTATCATATGAGCCCGTCGCAAAGGCATCCACTTGAACATGAAATTTTACCCATATAGTATCGTCAAGATCGTCAAGGCCCCAGTAACTCGGTGTGGGGAAAAGTCTTAATTTTCCGTCTACCAACTCATATGAATAATGAGAGGTCCTGGTGTAAATTGAGTCTTCATACATAATGGCTTGCATTTTGTTTTGCCATGTGGGAATAATCTCGAATGTAGAATCGTCAGCAAACTGTCCATACGTGGAATAATTACCAACAACACCCACACCCCCATAATAGCCATAGAAGCGCCACATAGCCCGTGGAGAGCGATAAAAAACTTTATCTATTAAGACCCTCTTGTTCTCAATTAAACCAGCATAAGGTACTGCATCGCCGCGTTCATTAACTCCGGAGTCAGAAGCATCAGAAATAATTGTTTGTATATCGTAATCTTGTTGATCTTTAACTGGAGCAAATGAGGCCGAATATTGAGGCACAGTACCCCCAAAGCCGCCGGCGGTCGCTGCAGTATCACCTACACGGCGCGCATAAGATAATCCGAATCCTCCGCCGCGAGGATAATATAAACTAGAACTTGCAGGGCCCGTTAATAACTCACCGTTATGATTAAATGTTCCGGTTTGTGAACCCAGAACTGAGGAAAGAACGTTCTTTCCTTGATGCATATTAATATAATATGAATATTCCAAAACGGCTTCTTCATACGCAGCGTATACATTATCTGCTGTTATTTCAATATCGAGGACATCGCCCCCAAGCTTCTTATAAACATAGGCTACTTGATCAACGGCACCACTTAAAAAATCAACCGATGCGGTGTAAATTCCAAAAGGAACAGCTCCCGAAACATCGGTGGCGGTGCCGGTCACTGGTAATATAACGGCGCTGGTTTGTGATATTGGATTTAAATCAGTCGGCATTTAAAATCCTCCTAGTATAAATAGTAAATCACAAAACAAAACCCCTAGCAAGCTGCGTCTCGTTTACAAAGAAAAAACTTTATTTATGCAGATGTGTTATTTGCTTTCTTTTTTGCCGTTCTTTTTCTCGTTGAAGTTGTGCTTTTTTTGCGAGTTGTTGCGCTTTTCTTAGCTTTTGCAACAATAGTCTTAGTCGCGGTGGGCTTAGTAGCGGTAACAGTTTTCTTTGGTGTTAAACTTACTGAACTTACTGATACCGTTTCAACTTCTGGAGGTTTTTCAAGTGTTGCTGTTTCTTCA